AAGGCGTTGGGCCCGAGCAGTACCAAGACCTCCTGACCATGATCCGCGTGATCGACAAGCAATTTCGCATCGCAACTCGTAAAGATGCCTTCGGTGAGAGCCCTTGGCGAGACATTAACGGATACTCCCTGCTGGCGGTGGAGAGGGACGAGAGGGTGGACAGGGTTCACTTTGACTTTCACATGCCGACCCTGGACGATATTCGCGTGGCGGTTGAGCCGACAAAAGCATGAGCGGTAAGGTTATCGCCCTGGACGAGAAACGCAACTCCGGCCCCTACCTAAGCGCATGGGCCGAATGTGGTCATTGTGGGCACGGCTGGGCGGCGACATCTCCCGTTGGTATTATCAGAGGGCTTGAGTGTCCAAGCTGCGGCATCCCGGCGGGCCACATTTCAGTTGAGATTGAGCCGGATGAAGGGATCAGCCTCTACACTTGCCAGTGTGGCAACCAGACGTATTTCGCAAGGCCGGATGGTATCATGTGCCGGAGCTGTGGAATCGTTCATGCTTACGGGTCCCTCCGGCGGAGGTAGCCCCTTCAATGTTCCGATGTCATCCACTTTAATCCCTTCTTTTTTCCCATCCCCCGCAGAATTTCACCTTTTCCCCATAATTGCAGATAATTAGAGCATGAGCCAGAAACTTACACAAAAGCAGGAACTGTTTTGTCTTGCGTATGTCGAGACGGGTAATGCGAGCGAAGCCTACCGGCGTGCGTATAACGCTGAGAATATGGTTGAAGCTACGGTGTGGCGCAGAGCCTGCGAATTGATGGACAACAGCAAGGTTAAGGCAAGGATAGCGGAGCTCAGGGCTGCTGTGAGTAAGCGCGCTGAGGTTGATGCCTCTTATGTCCTCCACCGCCTCAAGTCTATTGACGAGATGGACATTGGCGACATCTTGAACGACGACTGGACGCTCAAGCCCCTGAGTGAGTGGCCCAAGCCATGGCGCACCTACCTTTCATCGTTTGACGTGCAGGAGGTGCGCGCAGGACAGAGCGACCCGGAGAACGCGATTGCCTTTCTGAAGAAGATCAAATGGCCGGACAAGCTAAAAAATATTGAGTTGCTTGGCAAGCATGTTGCCGTCAACGCTTTCAAGGAGGCCGTCGATCACACAAGTTCTGACCGCTCGATGACTCCGCAACGCATAGAGATTGTCGCCCTTGAAGACCGAAAGGATTGAACTGCCGCGAAAACTGATCCCCGTCTTTGCTCCCCCGCGCGGTGAGCTCAGGTATCGGGGGGCCTACGGGGGGCGAGGGTCGGCAAAGTCTTACTCGTTTGCGCTCATGGCTGCGGTGTGGGGCGTCTCGGAGCGGTTGAGAATCCTTTGCACCCGCGAATATCAGAATTCAATCAAAGAGTCGTTCCACGCAGAGCTTAAACAGGCAATCCAGGCGCGGCCCTGGCTCGAGGCTCAATACGATGTCGGCGAGAATTATATACGCGGCTACAACGGCACGGAGTTTTTGTTTCGCGGCCTGCGTCACGTCATGGGCTCGATCAAGTCAATGGCGCAGATTGATCTTTGCATTGTCGAAGAAGCAGAAGACGTGCCGGACCATTCGTGGCTGAGCCTTGAACCGACAATCCGCGCGGCCAAGAGCGAAATATGGGTGATCTGGAACCCGCGTGACGAAAACTCTCCGACCGACAAGCGGTTTCGCAAGAACACGCCGCCCCGGTCGAAGATTATCGAGATGAACTGGCGCGACAACCCGCGCTTCCCGGCAGTGCTTGAAGAGCAGCGCCACCACATGCTGGCAACCGATCCCGACCTCTACAACCATGTGTGGGAAGGCGGATACTGGCAGAAAAGTCATTCTCAGGTACTCAATGGCAAGTGGGCGGTCAAAGAATTCACGCCCAAAGACTCCTGGGACGGCCCATACTATGGCCAAGACTGGGGCTTCTCAACCGACCCGGCGGCGCTTGTTAAGTTCTGGCGGCACGACAACCGGCTCTACATCGAGCATGAAGCCTATGAAACAGGTGTTGAGATTGATGATACGCCCGCGTTCAATGACCGCATCCCCGGCGCAAGAGAGCATGTCATTCGGGCAGACAGCGCGCGACCCGAGATTATCAGCTACATGCAGCAACACGGGTTCCCGCGCATGGTGGCAGCTCCAAAATGGCCGGGGAGCGTGGAGGATGGCATCTCATGGCTGCGCTCTCACACTGAAATTGTCATCCATCCGCGCTGCACGAATGTCGCGGAAGAAGCCAGACTGTGGAGTTATAAGGTCGATCGGCAAACCGGCGACGTGCTCCCCGTTCTCAAGCCAGGCCACGACCATGCGTTTGACGCGATTCGCTACGGAGCAGCGCCCATGATTCAGCGCGGCAAGATCACGGTAACGAGCGAAAAGCAAGGGATTATGCCACTTGCGACCTACCGGCTCGACTCAGGCGTATGGATCTCGGACGCACAGGGCAACTTCAGCGTTTGGGAAGAACCGATGCGCTCTTATGTCGTCGGTGCCACGCTACAGCGCACAGCGGTGGGCGGCGCGGCCATTCAAGTGATTGACCACGCGCAAGGTGAGCAGGTGGCGTGCTGGCAGGGTGAGGCAGACCCGGAAGCGTTCGCATCAATCATAGCCGCAGTCTGTCGCAGATACCGCAACGCCTGGGCAGTGGTCGATAACGACGGTGTGGGCGGGGTGGTGATTTCAGCACTTCTCAAGCAGCACAAGCGCGTTTATGCCGAAGTCCCGCCCGGACACAAGACCGGCAAGACTCCGATTCGTCGTGAGTTTGGCTTCCACGCCGAGCGCCACATTGAAAGGCTGGTCGATCAACTCAGCGTAGATGCAGCGGCCAAGCGAGACGGCATCAAGGACAAGGACACGCTTACCGAGGTCAACAACCTGCGCAAAGACCAGGACGGCAAGATCGCAACCGATGTCGCAACGCCTTGTGAGAGAGCCTGGGCGTACTGCCTTGCCCGTCACGGCTTTGCCACGCTGCCCAAACCCCGCACCAATTACAGCGCACCCGCAGCCTCCAACGGCTGGGCGGGCCACGTGTAAGGAGCAACTATGGCCGGACTTATTCTCGTACAGACGCCGGAAGAGGTCACGCAGGCGCAGACACCACAGCCGCAGATCGAGCGCGAAGCTCCAAACCTCCCGGCGCTGGTCTCACACCTCCACGCTCAGTGGGAGAAAGCCAAGCGGCGCAAGATCCATGTCGAACATGAGATGCTTGACGCCAAGCGCCAGCGTGAGGGCGAGTATTCGGCGGCAGAAATCGAGATGATTAAGAAGATCGGCGGCACGGACGCCTTTCGCAATCTCACCGACGTTAAGTGCCGCACCGGAGCAAGTTGGGTGCGAGACATCATCTTTCAGCCCGGCGACAAGCCTTGGGGATTGGAGCCCACGCCCATTCCAGACCTCCCGCAAGACGTGGCGGAGCGGATCAAGGAGCGCGTGCGGCAGATGGCGATTGACCAGGCGGTGATTGCCGAGATGCAAAGTGGCGAGCCGGTGGATCTTGCACGCCTCAAGCAAGCCATTGAAGAGCAGGCCGCAGCCGCAATGGAGGAATTAGGCGGCGCACTGGTCACGGAGAGCAACAAGCGCGCTGAGCGCATGAGTCAAATTATTGACGATCAATTGACCGAAGCCAAGTTTGAAGTCGTGGCCGCGCGCTTTATCGACGACATGATGACCTATCACGCCGGCATTCTTAAAGGCCCGGTCATTCGGATGCGGCAGGAGCTTAAATGGGAGAACCAGAACGGGCAGTTTATCCCGACCACGCAAGAGATGCCATACCCCTTTGTGGATCGCACCCACCCCTTGGACTTCTACCCGGTCAATCCCTACGACATTGAGTTTGCAGGCGTCTTTGAGCGCCACCGCTGGCACCCGGGACGGCTTCAGCAGCTTCTGGGCATGGGCGAGGAAGGCGGCTACCGTGATGAAGAGATCCGCACCATTCTTTCTGAGCACAAAACCGGGTCTCTGGGCGACTGGTTGTGGACCGACAACGAGCGCGACCACCTCAACAATCTTACCGATGCGGCAGACACGATTGACTGCCTCGAATGCTGGGACGCGGTGCCTGGGCACATGCTTGAAGAGTGGGGCATAGAGGTTGATGATCCGGACAAACACCACCAGATTCACGCCTTCATGATCGGCAGAAGGTTGATCCGCCTAATTCTCAATCCGCACCCCTTGGGAAAGCGTCCCTACCATCTGGCCTCTTTCGTCGCAGGCGACACCATCTGGGGCAAAGCTCCGCCGCAGCTGCTCAAAGATTCGCAGAAGGCGGCCAATTCGGTCTACCGCGCAGCTATCAATAACTGTGCAATGGCTTGGGGGCCGATGAGCGAGGTCAACAAGGATCGGCTGGCGGCAGGAGAGAGCGCGCAGATTCACCCGCTCAAGCAGTTTATGACCACCGACGACATGCAGACCGGCCAGCCTGCGGTGCGCTTGACCGATATTCCGTATAAGGGCGACGCCATGTTGCAAGCTTTGGCCGAGATTGAGCGACGCGCAGACGATGAGAGCGGTATTCCCGCTTACGCACACGGCCAGCAGGATGTCGGCGGCGCAGGCAATACGGCAAGCGGACTCTCGATGCTGCTCAACATGGCGACCAAAACCATTAAAGACGTGGTGCGCAACATTGATGACGCCATTGAGGGGCTAATCGAGGGCTTTTTCGTGTGGAACATGGAGTTTCACCCCGACCAGAGCGCCAAAGGAGATCTTCGCGTTGAGGCCAAGGGCTCAAGTGCGCTGGTGATTAAAGAGCAGATGACGATTCGCTTGCAGGAGTTTTTGCAGCAGACCGCAAACCCTGTCGATATGCAGATCACAGGGGTTGAGGGCAGAGCCTACGCGCTGCGTGAATCAGCCAAGGGGCTTAACCTCGAAGCGGACAAGTTGGTACCCGGCACCCCAACCAACCAGGTCATGAGTCCGCAGCATCAACAGGCACAACAGGATACCCCGCAGCAACAACCCCAGCAACCGCAGACATTGAACCAGGCAGGTGAGCCGGCCGGCGGACAGGACGCCATGCTGCCGGAGGCGAGGTCGTATGGAAACGGACAGTAGATACTTCGAGCTGGTTTTTCGCACGCTCGAAGGCAAGAAGGTGGTCGAAGAACTCAAGCGAGAACTTTTCCATCTGGACGCCGTAAGCCGTAAGCTGCGGGGTGAAAGACTGCTTGAAAACACCATCCGGCGCGACACTTACCGGGAAATCATCGAAAAGTTTAGTCAGTCCGCCGACCCTTCGCGTAACATGGAGGAAAGAAAGGATTGGGCGTGAGCGACACCGAAATTTTAGAGATGATCGAGAAGTTTAAAGGCATTCTCGGGCGAGGCAACGGGCAGATGACGATTAACTTCGCCGGCGGGAAGCCAAAGAACATCAAGGTGTCGATGGATGGCGACGCGCTCTCACAACAAAAAAGGGTGCGCATAGCCTCCTGATTCTCTGACAACTAAATAACGGGCTTATCTGAATAAGAGGCCGATGCAACGAGTTTCACCGCTCGTTTTGCGTCGGCCTCTTTTTTGTTTCATCCGGGCGAAATTCCCAAAGGGCTTTCGACCCGACGCAATAGCAAACGCGGGATTCCTTTCAAGGCTCTCGCACATCACAGGCGATTCCCAACAAGGCTCGCCGGGAGGACAAACGTCAATGTCACAACTACCTGACGCCATACAACGGCAGATCGAAGAGGCTGAACGGCTCGAAGCAGGCATCAGCGAGGCTCCCGTAGAGGATTCCCCTGAAGAGCAAGCGGATTCCCCCGAGGCTCCGCAAGAGGAAACCCCTGACCCGAAAGATGAGCGCATCTCTGAACTTGAACGAGAGCTTCAGTCGGCGCGTGTCGAACAAGGCCGGGTCAAGACCCTCAACCAGCAGCTTCGCACGGCACAAGAGCAGATCGAACAGTTGCAGTCCGAAATTGAAACCCTAAAAATCCAAGAGCCGAAGGCTCCCGTCTCAAGTGCCAAGCGCGATGAGTTGGTGGATTCCTACGGTGAGGATCTTGTCAGCTACATGGAAGAGGTGGCAAATGCCCAGGCCGCAAAGCTTCAGGGCGAGATTGACCGACTGAAGGGCGATACCGGAGAGGTCAGGCAGGCACAGGCCGCAAGTCAGCAGGAACGCTTCTGGTCAAGCCTCAACTCCGCCCATCCAGACTGGCAAAAGATCCAGGCAACCCAAGAGGGGCAGGACTTTCTTCTGTCGAATGTGCCCTACGACATGCAGGGTCGCACCTTCGATGATCTGCTACAAGAGGCCGCAAAGTCGTATAACGCGCAGGCCGCGATTGACGTGTTTGGTGGCATGAAGCGCCACATTGAGGCCAACAAGAAGGCGTCTCCGCAGGACCGGGCCAAGTCCCAGGTCGTTCCCGGCAAAGGGCCGGGCGGAACGCCGCCAACTCAAAACACCAAGCCGACCTTTACGCAGCGAGAGGTCCATCAAGCCTCACTCGAATACGCGAAGAACCAGTCTCTTGATATCCCGCAGAAATATGGGGCCAAGACGATTGAAGAGTGGGATGAGATGGTCAACATGGCAGCACTCGAAGGGCGGCTCAAGTAAAGGATAACCAGCCATGAGTGTATCTGTTTCCACACAAGACCCGAGTGCATACGGCTCAGGGGTCTATGCCAACAATTCCGGCCACATGCTCGAGACCGTATTCAGCGCAAAAACCCTGCGCAACTTCTACGGCTCGACAGCGCTGTGGGACATCTCAAACACCGACTATGAGGGCGAGGCCAAGTTTAACGAAAAGGTCATGATTCGCCGCGACCCCGATCCGACCTTCACCGAATACACCAAGGGCAAGACGGTGACGTTCGAGGACGCAGAGACCCCGGCCATCGCGCTTGAGATCAACAAGGCGCAGAGCTTTGCCGTCAAGCTCGACAAGATCGACATGGCGCAGACCAAGCTCAAGCCCCTGGACCGCGCTTCCGAAGTGGCCCGCAAGAAAGCCAAGCTCATCATCGAAACCGACGTGTTCGGCGGCGCTTACACCGGCGCTGATGCGGCCAATATCGGCGCAGCCGGCGGAGCGATCTCCGGCGACATCAACTTCGGCACCGCCGCCGCCCCCCTGACCCTGGTCTCTGGCGCTCCCACTACGGGCGAGGTCAATGTGATCGAGTGGATTACCCGCCTTTCCCAAGGTCTCTACGAGCAGGAAGTCGAGCTTGACGAGGGCAGCGGCTGGATTCTTCTGCCGCCCAAGATCGCATCGTTGATTAAGAACTCCGATCTCAAGGACGCCTCGATCACCGGCGATGGCAAGTCGATGCTGCGCAACGGTCGGCTCGGCATGATCGACCGCTT